ATATTTACCTTGCTTATGCAAGATATGGCAAGACTGAAAGAGTGTTTTATCTTTGCGAGAAGCAACTCCAATACGAGACAAGGTTTCTCTAACCTTGAGGAAATCGTCTGGTTCATTCAGACGGACTTCCAACATCTCCTCTGGACTCCACGATGTTTCATTCATTTTCTTCCACCTTTATTCAATTTACTTTTTATAAGGGCGATTTGTTCATCATCTAAAACATCCAGAGCGGCTTTCGCCTTCTCGTTACTGTATCCGAAATATTCTTTTACATACTCTAAGTTTTTAGACTTCTTCGCCTTCATCCAAGGAGCATATCGATTCATACTCCTCAAACTATTTAGTAAAAAGTCATATTGTAGTTTGTTATCAAGGTGGTGAAGTTCATTCAACTCATTAACAAGAAGACATTCTTTCATACCTGTAGGAGCAAGACATTTGTTGATGATGAAAGCAGGATACTTCTTTTCCCACATTTCATCTTCACCTTCCATAAGGTTTTCTTTTGTCTTGTTGATAGTCTTTAAATATTCCTTTAGTTCATAACTCATTTGAAAGGAACTTCTATCATCATCTCCGTGAGACAAGCCAAGAGATTAATTTCTTGGTCAGCAACAAAGGCAGACTTATAAGAATAATTCCCAAGTATGAGAACACAGTGAGGAATAGCGCTGTCTGGTACATTACCAGATAGACTATCATAAACCCTACGATATATCCTATGAGGGTCATTGTCCAGATTATGAACAACCCACTCTCTACAACTCTTGAAGTCTTTATCCTTGATAAATGATACAAGTTCTTTGATAGAAGTGTCTGATAGATTGACGAGGATTCCAGCATCAATATTACCTGTTGCAGAGTATCTTTGTAGTTCGTTGAGACATCTTCTCCAATCTGGGAAAAATTTGTTGATAAGTTCTGCCACAACTCTTTCATCCGATTTAACATTTTCAGTCTCCAAAATGTGTTGTACACGTTTCATGAAACCCATTGCAAGTTGTGGTTTCTCTGCATTTGGAATACGAAACTCCACTGTAGAACACCGACTGTGCAATGGTTCAATAATACGATTTCTGAAGTTACAGGTTAAAATGAAACCACAGTTTCTACTAAACTCCTCAATAAAACCACGCAACGCAGGCTGTGTGGATTGTGGATTTAGATAATCTGCCTCATCCAGAATAACGTATTTGCGTTTACCATCCATAGAAACAGTACTCGCAAAGTTTTTAATTTTAGTTCGTAACATATCAATACCAGATTCTTCCGAACCGTTTATCATCATGTAAGTACAACCAATCTGTTCCAACATTGCTTTTGCAATTGTAGTCTTACCAACACCAGCAGTGCCTGTAAGTAACAAGTTTGGAATTTCTTCGTTGTCTACGAACTGTTGAAATGTCTGCTTAAGTTCACTTGGAAGTATGCATTCCTCAATCGTCTGAGGCCGATACTTCTCTACCCATAATATATCATCCATATTAAGCAGTCTCTAGTGCTATGTAGTATTCAACATCCTTACTAACATTCTTAAAACGTGAGATACCTTTTTCAGATACCTGTACGTCATAATCACCAGATAAGAGTTTAAGATTTTCTACTTTGAAATAGAACTTCTTACCCTTTGCTGGACTTTCTGCACCAACTTCAATACTGAAACTATTTGATGTATCGTTCTTACGGTCACTTACACGCAAGTCCATGATACTATCAGTACCAATATCCAGAACCATATCTGGAGCACCAAGAACTGCCGCAGCCTTCATTACTTGATTGAATGTATCTTTGGTCAGAGTAAACTCTGCATCCACAGACGGCATACTGATTTCTGTCTTTGGTGTTGTTACAACAGATGGGTCAGAATAGAAGTAAGTCAAGTCTTGACTACCTTGTGCAATTCTAACACTCTGTTCATTGAACGTGAGTTCTGGGTCATTGAATAGAGACAATGCAGACAAGAACTCATTCAAGTCATAGATTGCAAAGTCGCTGTCAAATGTATCAGGCACAGTTGCAGTAGATACAATGTTCTTCATTTGAGACATTGTTGCAATTCTGTTTCCTGTTGTCACTAAAAGGTTCGCATTGATAGACGCATAGTTCTTCAGTACTTCCCTTGTATCATTACTAAGTTTCATAATATTATTTCTCCATCATATCGTGATTGTGTAGTGCCATTATACCATAATGAATCACTTTTAGCAAGTCTTTTCTGTTCTTGCCATCTTTTTTTCCGTATCGTTGTGAATATTTTAGAATATTCCCAATACAGAAACCTTCACCATGTCCACTGTCCATGATAAATTCTGTTGCTTGAAATTTATTGTGCGAGTAGTGAGAGGCATATGTACTGTCAATGTACTCTTGCATCTCGTTCAGAATTTCGTCTTCTGAATATTTGTAGTCAATCTTTTTCACATTTACATCCTATAAGTTAGATGGGGGGCGAACCCCCCATCTGGTGCTACATTTAGTATGCGTACTTTGTACCAAGTACAGACGCAATACCAGCGGCAATGATTTCCTTTGAAGGAGTTCCCATTCTATACGCAACACCTTTTGCAGTGTCATTAGTATAGATACAGTTACCTTCTGATTTCAAAGTGTCAATCATTTTAGTTGGTGAAGTAAGGTCAAACCTTGTTCTCAAAGTCTTCCACGTTACATTTTCACCTTTTGACAAAAGGTTGAATACCTTCTGCTTTTTGCTTAGTTTTTTATAGCTCATAATTTCTCCATATTTTATTAATTGAGTATTCACATCATATCAAATAAGAACCCATTTGTCAAGGGGTTTATTTGATTTTAATCACTTGAGGTTTTTTCTCTTCTGGTACAATTCTTTCTAAATCAATAGAAAGCATACCATTATCGAGTTTTGCACCATTTACAACAATATCATCTGCAAGGGTAAACTTCCTAGTGAAGTTCCTTTGAGAAATACCTTTATAAAGGGTTTCCTTTTCCTGTTTCTCCTTAACTGATTTAACAGTAAGAAGGCCCTCAGCAAATTCAATTTCGATATCATCCTTACCGAATCCAGCGAGTGCCATTTCAATAGTGTAATTGTACTCATCTGATTTTTCGATATTATAAGGCGGATACCCTGTTGATTCTGCTTGATGGGTTACATAGTCAAACAGTCTATCAAACTGTCTGTCAAAGCCCACGGCATAGGGTGTCATGTGATTATAATCGAATGCCTGAAGGGCATTCCTAAGTGTGCTTAAGTTAGTCATAGTTATCTCCTTTATTAAGCAAGATTAATAAACGTAAACCGATAATTCGCATTTACGTCTATATTTATATGGGGATTGAAAACCAAATTTCAACCCCCACACAAATTCTTTTTTAGGCAGCTTCAGCGTACTCAAGTGCCTTATCAAGTGCATTCAACTTGACCTTACGGTTACGTCCGTACCATGATGAAACCAAACGTCCATCATTTGAACGACCTTGCAAGTGGTCAGTCATGTTAGTGACTGAGTTAAATGCAGTCCACCATGTTCCTTGTGCGAACTCAGCACCAGGCTGAACATCAAGGTTTTCATGGGCAAGTTTTGCGTTACGAGTTGTGAACGGTAGAACACCTTCCACTTTCTCTTTTGCAGGCGAACCAAACACTTCATTGAAGTATTGAATTACATTGTCACCTGTTGCTTTCTTAGAACCAAGAAACGCAGCCATTGATTTGTATTCTTGCATTTTCTCATTTGCAATACCCATGTGTTCTTTTACTTCAGCAGGGTCAAATGCCTTACGGTGATTTACCGTTACCATCTTATCTGCATTCTGTGAAAGAGACAATGTTAGAGTATTGTTACACACAACACGAATTGGTGTCATACGAATGTTAATCGCTTTACCAAACTGATGTGGGTTTGAGAACAAGAAGTAGTTCTCTGTAACGTCACCGTTGAATAACTCAAATGATTCTTTACACTTTGCAAGTGCCCAGACCATCTGACCATCCTTGAGTGAACCAGCGGTGTGCATTTCCATGTCACCAGCCATTACATACTCATGGAAGAATTCAAACGCTTCTGAGTTCTGCACAGGATTCCAACCTGTACCAACAACATCTAATACAGAGTTGTCAGAAGAGCGAACCAACGCTTCTTTGTTTTTGATTTTTACACCTGTTGATGTAACAAGTGGTTGTTTCTCTACTGTCCAATCAAGTCCAGCAACCTTTTGGAATTGGTCTGGTGTGAGGTCTGCCTCAACTTTAGTACCAAGTCCATGCCAAGGTAAATCACCGACATACGCCATTTGTGCTTCACCATTTACGATTTCAAGTTCATGTGCCATAATATATTTCTCCGTTTTTTCACTTTACTATTACATTATATACGTTCTAATAACAAATGTCAAGATGTTTTTAGAACTTTTTTCAATTTAATTCTTGGTCTTGCCAACTCCAATCAGATATTCTGTCATCAGAAGTTCGACCAGCGAATATTAAAGTGTCAGTATCCCAATCTATGTCACCATGTGAACGATGGTCATGCCATCTATGCACAAAGTCGATATCCCAGATACGAGATGCCCTTTGCACCTGTTCATCTGTCATACCAAAAACATGAATTACCATACCGAATCACCTCATCTTACTTATACAGTATACTTGTTTTAATAACAAATGTCAAGAGGTTTTTACAAAAACTTTTCTAAATTAGCAACTTTTTTTGGTGTTCTGCCCCAATATTCTGTAGGGGTGACTTTTGGTGTGTCGTGAAAGAGATACCATGCACATGAATCTTTACCGCTTGTACCACCAAACCACATAACACGACCAATACTTACAATCTTTTTGCACTTCTCCATATATGGAATACTCTGTATCGTGTTAGGCCATTCTGCATCAAATAACAACCATGTTGGTTTCATTGGTGAAAAGTGGTCTATCATCCTATGTAATAGTTTTCTATCCCAAGGCGGATTAGTTATGATTAACTGCGAACTTACATGGTCTATATCAAATGCATCTTTCTTAGATACCCTGTCATCCATAGGTTCAATATCAGATGCCATGTCACATATACCAAGATGTTTCTCAATGTGGTCAATCAGTCTACCGTCACCACCACATGGTTCACAAAATGTAAATGGTTTCTGTGGTAGGTGTGGAATTAATGGTTCAAATGCATGATATGGTGTTGGATAATAATCTCGTTCAACACGTTCAAAATTACTTCTTTTTCCCATCTTCTTCCTCATAAAGAATCAGTGCAATCAAAGCATAGTTTGCCATATCAATCAAAGTATCCTTAATACTCTCATCCTTGACCTCTAACTTTTCTTTCTTTGCGAAACCCATGATACGACTAAACTTGTCTCCAATACGAACACAACATCCCTTCCATGCT